TAAAGTAGACCTAGCTTTCACATTTCGTAATGTCCAGATGGAAACTCCTCTCCATCATTAATATTCTCCCAATAATCAGGCCTTTCGAAGGTATAACGCCATGTTCTAACATAATCAACATCCATAACATTTTGCAACTTCTCCCAAGATGGACATTGAGTAAGATCAGGAACATAGTCTCCAAAGCCTCCTTTCTGAAGTTTATCATAAAGACGTCTGGCTTCTACATTCATAGTAACGCCAGATCCAACCAATTTAAGATTTTCAGGCCAATCATCATGAGGATATTTTACACGTATGTAAGTGGACACATTGTTTCTCAAAATAGAGAGAAATGAATAAGCAAAAGGATTTGTGCCCATGGAATCAAACATCAATCCATGGATTCTACAAAGTTCGAGATACGGATTCTCTATCATCATGCTAATAGTTTTCGCTGCTCTAGCATAATAATCGTCAACCGATCTAAAAGGAACACATCTATAACCAGAAAGATATTTTCTAAGTATAAATCGTCGTTTTAAGAAAACGGGTCCCTCTGGTATGTTTCTCAATTCTCCACGAAATCTCCATTCTTTAAGAACATATCTACCAGTTATATCGACCCTCGATAATAAGGTAGAATACTCTCCACAATTGGATGGCTTAATCTCCATATTAAAGTTACTCTTCATAAAAGTCATCCAAGAATCCAAATTAAGATAAGAAAGCTTCTGAATACTATTCCAAAACAAGCCATCGTCACCAAACAACAGAACACCCAATGGGGGAAAAGTGCTCGCGTCATCAAAATGCCATTCCAGTAGTTTAACGACGCAATCATAAAGAAGAGAGGCATCCTCCAAATGAGCATCAGCAGAATCCAAAAGCCAAGTGATTATACATATCAAGCTATACTCAGTATTCGAATGGCTGGTAGTATATTTCCCAGAAAAATTTTGACCTATCACTAGTCGCCAAAGATCGTCCATCCACTGAACAAACTTTATAACATCCATATCCACTTCATGGGAAATATAGTTTTTAAGCAAAGCGTACCACTTGGAATTACGATCGAAGAAAAGAATAGAAACTCCTTGGATAAATCCCAGAACCAGCCATTTCAATGACATATCGAATTTAGAGATATCCCAGTCCATTAAATAAATCCAAGGAAACTTCTTGAGCATTCCATAGAAATAATGAGCTACCCCAGAGGGCCAAGACCAACCGATGCAATTTCCAGCTCTTCCACGAAACAATTTAGTTATTGGACCAAGAAGAAAAGAAGATTTGTAATAAAGAGCCATAGGATTAATAAAGAACATCCTAGTTTTATGAGGATCGTCTCTGAGTTCATCTGCACTCAAGACCTGATACTTCTGTGTCACAGTGTTAACAAACACTGGATACAATTCTTTTCTATAAAACGAACATTCGTCGTTTATGGAGAAATAGCATGAATTGGCAACTCTACGAATGACGTCTGTAATATAGCTCTTGATCTGAAAGATTGCATCACCCTTTTTGGTTCCAGAATAACCATAAACCAATTTAATTTTCCCATTATCTATAGTCTCTGAGTATTCATGACAAAGCTACACCAGTGGCTTTATCAGAGGGAACTTCTACCTTATCAAACATGCCTTCTCGGAACACAGGAGACTGAAGAGTTCCAAAATATTTACCAGGCCTCTTCAAAGCATAGATTTTGAAAACT